CTGACAGCCAGCCTTCCAAACTTGTAATCATTCGTCTAAAAGTTCCACCTGGAAGAACATCTAATTTTAACTGCATACTATCACCACGAAGTAATGCGTCTTCGTTTTCTTCCAAGAACTTGTTTACATAATCAATTAAAGGCTGGAAATAACTGGATAATTTTGTCTTATATTTTGCTTCTATCGCTCTTGGATAGACTGTATTGTAGTGAGTCTTTTTTATCTTTTTGCTTTTCTTTTTGTTTTGGCTATACAGTATCTTTAAGACTTGTATAGCTGTTTCGTTCTTCTGTATTAACATAATTTTTCATTTACTCTTGCCTTAAATGCTGTCCACTTTGCTTCATCTTCAACAAAAAACTTTGGACAGATTTTGCCCGTAATGTCAAAATGGCGATACAAGTTTTCAACGCCTAAATCGTGTTCCGCAAGCAACTGAGCCACAAGGTTTGCTGTTGTTTCCAGCGTTTCTTCTGTGAACCCATCTTTTGTATGACACATTTCAACACCAATTGTGGTATAATTTGGATAGTTTCCAAGTCTGTCAGTTATTCCTGGCTTATACTGTTTTGAACCGCAATGATAAGCAACTTCAACATCTGGAATACAGTGTATGCCGTTTCCATCCGTTCCAATTACATAATGAGCGGAAGCATAAGTTTCATTCGTTCCGTTTTTAAGCTGTTCAAAATATGCAACTGTTTGTTCCGGCTTTTGATTGTTTACTCCAACATAATGAACAACAATTCCAAGTATTTTAGAAAGTGCTTTTCCAGGTCTAGAATACTTGTTCTTCGTAAGCAATTTTTCAGTTATCATTTTCTTTTCCTCCTGCTTGCTCGTTTCCGCTGTTTGTGTGTCGTTTGTTGAGTGTTTCCAGGCTTGTAAAAGCGACTGGAATAGCGACCAAAGTCGTTGCAATAGTAACATAAGAATTATCCTTAAAAATTATTCCTAGAATACAAATTACAGTTATCATCGCCATTGCCCAAACTGTAATTATCCATCTTCTGCTATGCCATTTATTATAAACTGATTTTTTCTCTGCCATAATTTACTCCTGTCTTGCAATCTGAACTGACTTTGTGTAAATGGAATAATAAATGTTTTCCAGTTCCCTCAAATCAATGTTGTCCACTATTTCAAGTATATTGTGGTCTGGAAGAACTGTTTCGTTGTAGTTGCTTAAAAAGTTTAATATCCTGTTTTGATATCCTTGTGTTTTATTAGAAGTATATTCTCTTAATTCTTCAGGCGTCTTGTCTACAATGTGATTTGCAACAAGGTCTAACATAAGCTGTTTTTCCAATGCTCGCCTTATCAAATTACAAAACAGCTTTACAATTATTTTTTCATCGTGTGTAAGGTTTGGATATGTTTTTTCAAACCCGCTATAAATATTGCGTTCTATTTTTCCAGTATAATTTTCATACTCTCTAATTTGAGCGTGTATTTTTAAGCGAACTGAATTATCCTGATTTTGTTTAATGATTTTCTTTTCCGTTTCAATGCTCAATTTACCAAGTTTGATTGATACTTGCTTATGCACTAAATACGCAATGAGAAAAATCACTGCTAAACCCAAAACCAATACAGCCCACCAAGGCATATTGCTCAAAACTGCTTCCATCTTTGTTGCTCCTTATAACATTTCAATTATACACTATTTTTTCTTATTTTGTTTAGCAATATTTTTATTATTTTTTACAGCAGGCTCTTCCGGTGTTTCAACTGGAGGATTGTTCATTGCTTGCTGTTGCTGTAATTGTGCTATCTGCTGTTGCAATTCTTCAATATCTGTAACTTCAGGCAAGCTGTCGTCATAGTCTGCAGGCTTTTCAATGTTTTTAAGCGTATCACCAAACTCCAACTCTTCAACCATATAAGGTTCCATAATTCCCATATCAATATATGCTTGATATGTTTCAGCTTTTGTTTTTTCAGTGTTTGCTTTCTTTTCTTCAAGTTCTGCCTGTTCCTTTTCAGTCATCTGCTCAAGCGGATTAAATTCAATTTCAGGCATTTCCCAACCCATCCATTCACTTACAATGCCAACAAGTCTGTTTAATACTGGCTTGAGTTCAAGTTGCTGTTTAGCACGAACCATATCATAGTATGCGTATGTATCACTATCTCCTGTTGCATTAAGTCCAGCTGGAGAAACACCAAACAGCCTTGTCATTGGATATCCGGTGCCTGCAGAAATAACAGTAAAGAACTGATACAAAACATCACTAACACCGCCTAAAGAAAGCGTATCTCTAACATACTCATCCTCAGCATCCATTAAAACGCTATGGAAAACAGATTTCATTAAATCCATTGTTTGAAGTCTGTTCTGCATAAGTTTAGAGCCATCTTTTGTAGACAAGATATCAGCTAAATCTTTGAACTTATATTTTCCAACTGTTATTTCCTGCATAAGATTTGACAAACTGCCAAAAGCTGTTCCCAAATCTCCAAGCCTGTCTCTTATGCGTTGCAAGCAAGGCAAGCCCCAATATCTATATTCGTTTGGAATAACGCTTTTTCCAGTGTTTGGAACTTCAATTCCGTGAAACTCAATTACTCTGGAATAATGAACTCTTGCTGTTTGGAAAGTATTGCCTACACGGAAAGTGATTGGATAATACTCAACTTCACCAAAGCGAGGTTTATTTGGGTCTGTTTGAAATTCCATTGTGCCAAACTGTATGTTAGGTCTTGCAACTACTCGCAAGCTCTCAAAAGTTCTAATTTTTCGTACAATTAAAGGCTGGTCTAAATCCTGTCCGTCATATGCACCAATAACAATAATTGAACCACCGTACAATCTAGCCCACTTAAAAGCCTGGGAAATCTTTGCGTGTATTTTTACACTATCAAGCACTTCGTCATATTTTGCACTTAAATCTTCCATTCCTTCTTTTTCATTTTGGAATGTGTATTTCCATCCCTGCTTCAGCATATCTTCTGGAAGCAAGTCTACAATTTTTGCACCAAGTCCATCATCCGCATAAATATTTTCAAGCTCTTCGTCAATTACAATTCCGCTTGATTTATTTACAGTATGCTTGGATTTATCTGCTTTTGTTCCAAGACCTGTGAACAAATTAGCCCAGCCGTCTTTTCTAATTCTGTTAGCTGTTTTAATGTCGTCATTCATTTTGCGTTTCTCCTTTACCATTCATAAAGTGCCCTGCTCTTTGCCTTGTTTGGCTTGCAGGCTTCGCGAATTAAACTTGCACAAGAATCTGGACAGTCATCGTGGTCTTTTGTTCCTGGGCGATAGTCTAATATCATATTTAAGTATTCGTCATCCGTGTTTGGTGACCAATACAGTTTTTCCCAATATTCATATAGAAATGTGCTTATTTTTACATCTTTATTTTCGCTTTCGTGATACACTCTTACATTAAGTCCAGCATTCCGCAACGCTTGGGCAACATAACCTTTATCAGCATTTGTTTCAATGTATATGCAACGGCATTTATATCTCTTGTAATATGCAACGACTTTATCTGTCCAAGTTTTAATATGACCTGGATAGCAAAATCCAACAGCTTGCAATTTCTTTGTATTTTCATAATCCTGTTTGTCTAAAGGTGCCATTATAGTTAATGCACAATAATCACTTCCATCAAATCCTGCATCCAATTGAGCAACAGCATTTTTTATCATATAGTCCCAACCCAATGCCATTTTAGGGTCTGTGAACAAACTTGTTTCATCTTTTCTTAATTCAAGTTCATAGTTAGCACTAAATAAGAATGGTGTTGTAGTTTTACGCTTTTCTTCAACAGCTTTTTCACCCAAGAAATTAAACTGTGAAATAGGATACATTGCGATAGGACAAAATGCGTTTATATCAACCCAAGCGTCATCCTTATGCCAAGGAGTTCCAATAAACATAATAGGTTTTCCTGGGTCTACGATGTTTGTTGCAAGTTCCCTCACTATTTCCTTTGTGTGTTCCCGTTCTGCTTTTGAAATTCTGTCTTTAAGCGTAATTATATCATCACATAAAATTCTATCAAAGTGGTATCCAGTAAGCGAACTATCAATTCCGAATGCTGTAAGGCTAACTTCTGGAGTAATTGTGCTTTTGAAGTTGTATCTTAATTTTCCTTCTTTTGCCATTGTTGCTCTTGGATAAAAACCGTGTGCAAACTTGAATATTTCTTTTATGATTGGAATCTGCATTGCCTGCTGAACGCTGGAAACAATAGTTGAAGCGTCCGTCATACTTTTTCTTATCAGTGCGATACGCTCATTTGGATTTATTAAAAAATTTCTAACGGCTCCAACAACATCAATTGAAGTGCTTTTGTAACCACCACGAAATGCCATAAGTGCTCTTGGCTCTCCGTTTTGGCTGTCCCATATATATTTTATCCATTCACTATGCAACGCATTTAATTTTTCTTTTCCCATCAACCAACCTAAATAATGTGGCTGGTCTATAAGCAATTTGAGGAACTCTTCATTTATTTCAAAACTGTTTATATCAAAATCAATGTCCATTGCAATAAACAATATAAAACATAATCTAAAAATAATAAAGCACAAAAAAAAGCAAGCGTTTTATTCCGCTTGCTTAAATTATTTTATCTTAATAATTTCAATACCCATTGGACTTGCTGGACAACGGCTGGAGCAACCTTTACACCATTTTTCGTATTTGTTGCAATAACGCCATTTATAGATTTTATTGTTTTTAATAAAAGTTTTCACTTCGCTTGCTATGCACCTGGAACAGCGTCCGACATTTAATATATTCATCTGCAAAGCTCCTTTTCTCTTTTAATTTCCTGCTTGCGTTCTTTAAGCAAGTTCTCTCTCACTATTGGATTTGCTATAACATATCCAGCATAGAACAAGTCTATTTCATTTATAGGCAAATTGTTCTTTTCCATCAGTTTCTTGTATTCCTGCAAACACATTATCAAATCTTCGCTAGCTGTAATCTTTCTAGGCTTGCCGTTCATTATGCTTCTTACTTCGTATAGTTCCATTCTTAAACACCTTTGGAAAATGTTGCTGTAAATATCTAGCGAACAGTTTTCTAATTATTAAATCATAGTTTAGTAGTTTCTTAATCTTCACTTTTCATTTCCCTGCCAAACGGATGCTCATTCATTGTAACAACATAAAACGCATTTAATGAGCTGTATTCAACAAGGCTGTTATCGTGTTCCATTTGGAAAGTAAATTCCAACAGTCTTCCGTTCATTTTTACTTTTAGAAGAATTGCCTTTTGTGTCTTTACGAAAACACTATGTCCAAGCAAGTTTTCACATTCCTCAACTTTTCTAAATGGCTCATAAAACTTCATTTTTTATTTTCTCCCTTAAAAAAAATAAACTAGCAATTTTTAGTCGCTAGTTTATTATAGGATTTATTTTCCAGTAGAACCAAATCCACCGTTTCCTCTTTCTGTTTCACTTAATTTATCAACAGCATTAAACGAAGCCATAATTACTGGTGCAATTAAGCACTGAGCAATTCTATCACCTTTCTTTACAACAAACTCATCATCACTGCTGTTGTAAATAATAGCACCTACTTCTCCTCTATAATCACTGTCAATAGTTCCGAAAATAGCTTGCTTGCCTTTTGTTGCAAGTCCACTCCTAGGGCGTATCTGCATTTCATATCCATTTGGAATTTCAACTGCAAAACCAAGCGGAACAATAGCTGTTTCTTTTGGAGCGATTACAGCGTCCATTCTTGCAAAACAGTCAGCACCTGCGGAACCGTTTGTTTTATATACTGGATATCTTCCATCCTCAATTATTTTTATGTTTATAATCATTTCATTTTCCTGCATACATAAAATAAAACCTGGAGAAACACAAGGCTCAAAGTTAGTTATATTTCTCCAGGCTTTTAGAAGTTTTTTTAATTTCACTCCTGCTTTTTGTTTATCATTGAAATAATGAAGGTTATAAGCAAACCAACAGCTTCAATGATTCCAACAACAAGAGCAATTCCAGAATTGATGTCTGCAACACCAGTTCCACCAAGGAAAAGAACAACTGTTCCAAGTATAATACATACCCAGCCAGCAATCTTCACCCAAGTCTTTTTGAAAAAGTCTTTCATTGCTGTTCCTCCTTTTTAGAGTTTTTATAATGCTCAAAATAAGCTCTTAAGCCTATTTCTACACCAGTTGAAATTGTAAATACGCTGAACAAGAAAACAGCAATTAAAATTCCAATAATTTTCAAAACTGCATACAGCATTTCTTATTCTCCTTCTACCATTTGCAACCAAGCACAATACAGCCCAAAGTTATACAACCTAAAACAAAATAGCCCATTTAAGACCTCCATATATTTATTATAGGTTTTCGTACAAACTTTCATCTCCGTATATGCAATGATAAATATCTGGGTGAAACAATCCAAACAACTTTTTCTTTCCAACCTTAATTTTATTGCCCATACAATATCCAGGAAGTGGAGGCATAAGCGGAACACAATCATTTCTATGTGCATACTGCTTCACTTCTTTACAGCAATTAAGAACAGTTTTTCTTGTCTTACAACCAAACAGCGGTTTCGGTGCTCCGAATGTTGTAACAATGCTTTTGATTTTGTATCTGTAATAAAAATCTTCTACAGCAATTAAACTCATCGCTCCACCATAACTCCAGCCACAAATTTCAATTTCATAATCCGGATTTTCATTATGTGCTTGCAACAGCATTTTCATTATTTCATCATTGCAAGATTTATAGGCCTTTGCCCAGCCACGAGCATACCACAAAACATTTTCCTGGTATTTGTAAGGCTTAATTGGAAAGTTGAAATTATTTTTCCAATCTGTTTTTCCGCAACTTTCCTCAAACATTAAACGAATTCTTTTTTCATCGTGGAATGTTCTTACAAGGTACTGAACATCATCTCCAGCTGTAATATATTCCTCGTGTTTAATGCTTTTCAAATAATTAAAAAGTTCATTAGGTTTCATTTATCTAAATCCTCCATATGATGTTTTCTATATTCACTTTCTTCATTTGCTATTATAAAACTCATAACAGCAAAATATCCAAGCACCACAATGAGTATGGAATAGGCAATTACTTTTAAAACTATCATTTCTTACTCCTTCAAAACTGTTAGAATTTCATCTATCTGCTTTACTGCATAAATTAGAGCTCTGTATTCTTCATCTATAAACACTGGATTATTTCTAATAGCGTTTAATGTCCAAATTAGATTTTCTCTTTCTTCCTGCAATTCAGCCTTTAGATTTATCTCCTCCATTTTCTACCAGTTTTGCATTACCCTTTTATTTATGCTTTTTATACGCTGTTTTATTATATGTTTTGTATAACAGCAAAGCACTATTTATTATTAGTTTATATACTTAATTTTTACAAGTTTTTTACTCCGTATTTTTTAGCGGAGTTACTTTTCTTATGTTTTTAGGTTTAATATTTATTTTGTTTGCTTGAATTACTGTTTGATAAATGTTTTGTATTTTCTTTTTTGCGTCTTCTGGAAGAATTGTGCTTGTTGTTACATCCTGTCCAGTAATAAATCTATATAATGCTTGCAAGGCTAAATCTCTATTTGGTAGCTGGTAAGCGGGAACTAAAATATTTCCATTTTTTACATACTTTATATCATCTATACAGCAAATATAATCCTTATCTATTTCCTTTAATTGTAAAGGATTACCTGTATCATCATAAAACTTGTCTATAGTGTACATTGCTCTTTTGTAATATACATTTAGAAGTTCCATTTCAAGTCTATCTTTGTATGGCTGGATAATTGTATCTATGTAGATTTTTATTGCTTCAACTATTTCTTTTCTTTGGAGCAATGTGTAAGCGATAGCACGGTATCCAGCTTTATTTCTTTCAACATATCCTGCTGATTTTACTGCTTCTTCTGCATTAAAATTATTGGAACAGTAAACAGCGAGGAATTTATATTCGCGTGGATTTAGGTCCAGATGTTTTAAGTTTTCAGGAAGCAATTTTCTCGCTTCTACTATCGTTAGTTCATTCTTGTTTATATAGTTTTTTTCTTCTGGCAATGCTGGAGGGTTTTGCGTGAAAGGTGTTGCTTTTGCTTTCTTATTCATATATTTCCATCCTAAAAATTATAATTTTATGTGTATTCTAACACATTTTTCTTTAATCAACTACTAATTTTCTTTGATTTTTGCTATAGAATAATTAAGGTTTTGCCTGCTGTATTAGTATTTTCTCTATTAAATCAATATCCTGTTGCTGAATTCTTTGTTTCTTTTGCAACTCCGTTATCTCTACTTTTAATAATTCATTCTGCTGTTTTATTGCTTGCATTTGTGTTGATTGTGTGAGCTGTATGAATCCAATAAACATAAATATCAACAGCATTACAGCAACAGTTATTCTATTCATCTCATCACTCCTATGTTTATAACTTCATAATATTTCATATTGTAATAGCATTTCTTTCCATCCCAAGTTTCCAAGATTAAACTGTCTTCAGTGTACTGGAATACAGCTACTTCCTGATATGAAATATATTCGTTTGTATTTCTTATTTTCAAAGTAATATGCACTTTTTCAAATCCGTGTGAACACTGAAAAACTGTTGCTCGTGTTCCTGCTCTGCTTCCGCAATGCCACATTCCACCAGTTAGCCCATAATTTAATTTATTTATCCATCTCCACCTTACCATCATTTTGCTCCTTGTCAAATATTTTTAAGAAACAGTCCTCGCATATATGAACAGTGATATGACTTGTTCCACCATCAAACTTTTTGCATCTTTCCAGCATATAAGAAAGATGTTTGCTTGCTACTGTAAATTCCGGCCTACTTGCACCGCAAAAATAACAATATTTCACTTTCTTGTTTTCCTTCTTTTCTTCAAAACAATGTTTACAATTATCACATTTACATTCGTTCATATGTCTTCTTCACCTTTACATTTTCAAACTTTTTATATGGCAACTTGTTTAATTCTTCCATAAGCAATACAGCGAAATTGATATTCTTTGTTTTAAGATAAAGCTGTCTTAATTCCTCGCACTGCTTCACTTTTGTTTCAAGTTGTTCATACATTGCTTTTACTGGAAAATTGCCACAGCGTAATTCATCTATATAACTTGTGTTGAACTGCTCTATTGTGATAGGTTTGTTTATAATTTTAGGCAACCATTCCAGCATTGTCTTTTGACGCTTTTGAATTTTAATTCCCATCTTAAATCTCCTTTGTATCCGCTTAAATTCGCCCACTGTTGCGTTCAAATAAGGCGGATAGTGTTATTTGTTGTTTTTCTATAAAAGTCCGCTGTAATCGCTTATTTTCCGCATTTTAGCAGGGTTTTAATCCAAGCTCGTGCCTTATTATTTGCACTTCCTTTTCATTAAGCTCACCAGCATCATTTTTATTAAAATCTCCATAGCAATCCACTAATTCAACTTCAACTCCAATGGAAGCAATCTGCAATCCGAATTTCCTTGCTTTTGCTTGTGCTTCCTCTTCGTTATCAAACATTATAAACACTTTTTCAAATCTTTGTTTTATCATTGAAATCTGTGATTGTGTCAGCTCTGTTCCAAAACTGCAAAAAAACCCATCACCCATTCTAATTACATCAAACGCTCCTTCAGTAAGCACTGCAATTTTATCTTCACAGTGGTCCAAGTTGTATAAAACACTTTTTGGGTCTACAACACTTTGTTCAATAGATAAATTCTTATAGCGTGGAATTTTTAATTTTTGCTGTTGCTGTTTGGAAAGTATTGTTCTTGCTGTCCAGCTAACTATTTTTCCATTCAATACAAGCGGAATTATAATTCTATATTTCCAACTACCTATTATTCCTCCACCCACAATCTTATATTTTTCGTGCAACAGTTTTGGACTAAAATTGCGTTCTTTTAAGTATTTTCTTTCCGCTTGAGTAAATGTGTCTGTTGGAAGTGAGAGTTTTGTTGCTTTTGCTTGCTTTTTGTTTAATGTGTTTAATACGCTGTTTCTTCCTGCATACTGTTCAACCAAAGTATCTATTTCATTAAAAGGTATGTTAACAGTTCGTGCCAACGCTTGCTTGAAATTATGTCCTCCGCATTTCCAGCAATGATAATAATCGCCTGCATTATTAAATCCGCCATTAAATGTTTTATCATCACAAAATGGGCAAGTTACATTCGTCCAGCCTTTGTTGACACGAGTATCATATTCAACATTGTAATCATTAAACAGCTTTACAAAGTTCATTCTTCTTTCTCTTCATAGCTGTCACAATATGTAGGTTCTTCACCAAACTTCGGATTTATTGTGTCCTGCATTGCGTAATGACAAACTCCGCCCACAAAACGATTCAGCTCGCATTTGTACTCATTATTTCTTTCGTGACAGAATCTGCACTTTGTAAAATCCATAATAGGTTTTCTAAACTCATATCGTCTTTTCTTTCCAAAAGCAAACAGCGGAAGCCCTGTTTTATTATAGCAATGTGAGCACAATAAATATTTTATTGTCTGCTCTTCTCTGCGGTCGTTTGGAATAACTTCAGCTTCACGCATATCATATCTAATTGCAATGCTCGGGTCTGAAATGCGTTCTATGCGTAAAATATACACATTCAAATCTTTTCGCTTGCCACAGCAATCACAAACTGATTCAAACATAATTATTCCTCCTTATGCTCCAAGAACTTCACAGCATCCTTCTTAATAGTATCTACACCAATTTCATAAATTCTGTTTTCAACATAAGCATTAAATTCCGCTTTTGCTTTTGTAACCATTTCTTCCATATCTTCTTTGAAAGAACTTTTTACATATTTCGCATCAGCCACAACCTTATGTCTCGCATTATCAATCATATGCAGAATTTCTTCCATCTGTCTTTTACCCATAGATTTATTTTCATTAAGAGTAGATTTGATAATGTCCGCAATTTCTTTGAATGAATTATCAAATCTATCAAAAGATTCTTCAACTTCCTGATTGTACTGTTTAGCAATTTCAGACACTTTAGGTTCCGACATTTGCTTGCCCTCAACACGAACAATAGTGCAAGGAACTCCATCTGTATTGCCATTAGTAAGAAATTCCGCCCACTGGATTGGAGACATTTCAATTTCTACAAGCTGTTTATCCGAATGATACCAATTTCTACTAAGTTCACGACATTCTGTTGCTCTTTTAATCGTCAAGGTTATCGGATTACTTTGAATTTCTGTTCCAAACAATGTTTTTGGAGTTCCCATATTTCTATGCCAAGAAACCATACCCATATAATCTTCTTTCTTTTCATTCTCGAACATATCAGTTCTCCTTTGCGATTTCAGCTTCAGCATCAATACCACTGATTTCCATAAAGATTTCGTTATTCCAGTTAGGAAGTTTTAAGAGCTTTTTATGCTCTTCCTTACTTGCTTTATTCCAAGCAATACGGAAAGCCTCTTTATAAGAAATTGCCTTTGTAAATCCACCACAAGTTTCAATATCAATTTTGTGTGCTTCTTTTTCCTTGTCCGTTGCTGTATCGTGCGAAACCCAAACAGTAAGGTCAAAATACAAGAAACTTGGAAAATCAATATCATCGCGTGGAATATTTGTTTCTTTATTGAAAATGCGAACAAGTGGAGAATCTGTATTGAAAAATCCGCTGTTCCAATCTCCGCTGTTCCAATCTCCGCTGTTCCAATTTCCGCTGTTCCAATTTCCGCTGTTCCAATCTCCGCTGTTCCTATCTCCGCTGTTCCAATCTCCGCTGTTCCTATCTCCGCTGTTCCTATCTCCGCTGTTCCTATCTCCGCTGTTCCAATTTCCGCTGTTCCTATCTCCGCTGTTCCAATCTCCGCTGCTCCTATCTACGCTGTTCCTATCTCCGCTGTTCCACTCTCCCCTGTTCCTATCTCCGCTGCTCCACTGTCCGCTGCTCCTAT